TGTTCTGTTGCGTCTGCAGTTAAATCTTTGTGAAAAAATTCATAATCCGCAGATGCAGAAGAATCATGTAAATACATCTCAGTTAAATTATTACTACTATGTTCATTTGTAAGACTAATGCTTTTTACAATTGCTACGGAACTTGTATTAATTGTTAATATAGTTGTTAAATTAGTTGTTGTTAAAGTAAACCCTTGATTTTTATATTGTATTGTCATTAGGATATAAACCAGTTGTATGTATCTTGTTCTTCTTTCAAATCTTTTTGAAATGAAAAATTTAGTTCGTTTTTAATAGTATCGACTGATTGTAATATTTGTCTTTGATTTTCAACATCATATTCTTGTTTTGGTTCAGGTATGTATGCAGTTATTTTAGCCATTATGTTCTAATATATCCTAAAGCTTCATCTGTGTTAATTTCATCAGGGTCTTCTAATATGTCTATTCTTTGTATAGACATTACGTTACCTTTATAATTTATAAAAGCGGATTTTACATTTTTTATATTTTCAGAAGACTCATAATTTTCTTCTAAATAATTATTTTCATTTGTTAAATAATTAAATCTATATGTTGCCATTATCTTCTTCCATCTGGTCTTACATCTACTCTCAAAGTTCCATAACGCCAAGTTTCACCTATAGCATCATTTTCTATTTTAATTGCAAGAAGTCTTCCTCTTGCTCTAGTGTCTACCTTATCAGTAGAAGATGTTATTGTAAAGGGTCCAAGAGGTGAACTAGTCGCAGTTCCACTTGGATAATCATTTAATAATAAAGTTATTTTTGAATTACCTGTAAGTACTTTAAAATCAGGTACAAATCTTTTCATAGACATAATAAATTCCCCATCACCTCTAAAGTCTGCCATTCCTGTTGATTGACCGGTGATATCTCTTGTTGCCGATATATCAAAATCTCCAGATTGAATATAAGCATTAATGGAAGTGGTACCACTGCTATTGACTTGATCGGTTCCGGTTTCATGGGCATAGTAAGTTGATGCTCCATAAGTATTTGTAATACCTTGTATTGGAAAATTAGGTAAAGCTGTTTTATTATACTCAGTTGCATAGGGTGAATCATATACCCCTGTGTCAATATAAGAAGTTCTTGCTAAAGAAGACGTTGTCCAAACATTTTCTGCATAGTTATAAACCACACATCTATTAATTTGTTCTGAACCTGAAGTAGGATAAAACCAACTAATTTCATTATATAATGTATTGTGTTCAGCAAAAATTAATTGACTAGCATTATAGTTTATACCTAAATTATTTCCAGTTGTTGTAAATACAAAATCTTCAACTAAACAAGGTATAGCTTTAACTGTACCATCATACATAAAAAATCCACCTTCACCGGACATCCAAAATACAACACCATTAGAATAACTTAATGCATTCATTCCAACCAATCCACAGTTTGTACCTACTTGTCTAACACTAAATGTATAAGGCGGACCAACATATTGAATTACATATGCCGAACTATCGGTTAAAACTAATGTATAATCTTTACCAGATACTGCTCCAATAATCTCATTACCTTTATCTAATCTAAATGTACCTGCAGTATTAATTGCAGTTGGTTGATATACATTAAAATTTTCTTGATCACTAAATCTAATAAACATTGGATCTTGAGTTGTTGAATCACCTATTGTTGTTTCTGTTCCAAAATGGAATACGTGTCTATCTCTATCAGATACTTGAGTTAATCTTGTTCTAGTTGGAGCGTTTGCCATGATAGTTGCTCTAACGTTTCTAGCTGACGCGGCACCAGCATTCCAAGTAAATGTTTCACCGTTGTGAATAGTTGCAATTAATATTTGACCAAAGTTATCTAGTGACCATAAACCTGGATCAAGTGTTACCGTAGATGTTAAAGATTCTTCTCCCCATGCAATATAAAATTCAACAGTAGCACCATCAGAATGAGCAGATCTAGTACCGGCAACTTCTCTTGTAATACCAGTTAAATCATTTCCAGTTATTCCAGTATATGAAATATATTCAGCTCCAACTTTAATAGTTCCCCCTGTGTTTGGAAAATTTGTAGTAGAGGTTAAAGTTATACTAGTACCCGTTCCTCCTGTACCTGCAGTGTCGTCTAATAAAGCACCATTTAATGTAGATGTAACACCGGAAGCACCTCCCCAACTAGCTGTACCCCAACCAAAACCTGCTGTTTGAAATGTTGGACCTATAATTACATATGGATCAATCTGTGCAGAACCTGTTCCTGACGTAGTGCCAGCGGAATTGGTTGGCATTGTAATTTCAAATGTATCATTTGTTCTATTTAATACTTCAAATGTATTATTTGTAAAATCTGTTGTTGCATATCCAGAACCTGTTGGAACAGTAACGGATGAAAATGTTATATATCTTCCGTTTAATAATCCATGAGATGTTTTATTAACGGTAACTGTTGGAGATCCAGACGTTGCATCAAAGTCAGCTCCAGTGATGACATCATTATCAATAGGAGTTATGTCATAAAATTCTCCTTCATAGTATAAAAATAAACCTTGAGATGTTCCTATGGCTACATATTTTTCTCCAGCAATACTAGTAAAGGCATGTTGAGCACGGGCTACTCCAGGTAAGGTATTATTGGAATTAGTAAGTTGAGACCAGCCTCCTATTTTCTCAGGTAAGCCATATCTAAATCTAACAAAGTCACCATCAACCCATTGAGATTCACCTCCTGAGTCTGTGACCATTTTATTAAAACCGGGTTTAAAGTTAAGCTTTTGTAACATAGTTAAAAGTATTTTAATAGATACTATATAATATATAGTATTCTAAATATATAGTAAATTCTATATTTTAAACCAACTATTTGGTGAAGGTAGATTATGCTCAGATTTAATACCTTCTTTCATAGTAATTATAATATCTCCCGATATAGATATGCGGGGGTTTTCTTTTGTATTTTTACCAGTTTCATGAAATATCATAGATGGAAATATGATAATGTTTCCTGTTTCTGCAGGATACTCAGCTTTGCCATAATTAGTACTGTCCCATTTTGTAAAATAAGGATCTCTTTTAGGTATATTTAATCCTACCTTATGGGCATCATCATCAAGCAAAAATAAATTACCTTGTTCATGAGCTTGTGGGTAATAAACAAAACTAAAATGACTACTCATATGTCTATGATAAGCAATGTGTTGTTCTTTAACGGATAAAGTTGCCCAAGATTTAGTTATATATATTTCAAACAAATCTAAATTATAATTTTGCGCTATTAAACATGCTTCTATTACCTTAGATATTTCTTTATATAATTCTTTAAATCTTTTATCTTTGTGTAGATTGTCATCAATTGATTGTAATTCTTTTGGCTTTACATCTGTAGTTGTAGAATATTGAGAATTAGTTGGTGTAATATCTTTTAATATTATAGGTAATATTTTTTTATTAATATCTTCAAAATTTTTTAATTTAGTTATGTATATTGGATAACCAAACCATTTAGTAATGTTACTCATAATTCTTTCTTTATAATTAGTATACTAAATTACTTGTAAAAATCTATATTTAATTTCACCACTACCACCAGCTCCGCCTAGTGTGGAACCTGGACCGTATTGAGCACCTCCTCCGCCGCCTCCGGATCCTCTTGTCCCTGCAGATCCATTGGTGAATGTTCCCACTGGAGAACCAGCCCCACCACTAATATTACCATCATAAGAATCCGCTCCATTAGATCCGCCAATTTGACAGTTATCTCCATTACAGTTACCTGGACCTTGACCAACATTTCCTGATATATTTCCTGCAGCGCCATTACCAGAATCATTAAATACACTTGTTGGACCTGATGTATTTGAAGTTACATTTTTAAAACCATAATCTGAATCTGTAAAATTACCTGAAGTAATTGCAGTGCCATCGATAGTAGCTGTTCCCGCTGTACCTGCTGTGTTTGTTCTTACAGGTCCCTGTACTCCACCGCTAGTACCTGATGAACCTCCACCCCCAGTTAAACTAAATAAAGAACCACTTGTGGATCCAGATAATGTTGTTGTTCCTCCAGAGTTACCTGTTGTATTATAACCAATACCTCCAGCAGATCCACCACTACCGATTGAATAAGAAAGTGTTTCTCCAGCTGTAACAGAAAATATTTTATCAGACACATAAGCACCTGATCCTCCTCCAGCACCAGAAGATTCTCCACCTGCTTTATCATAATCTGCTCCACCGACAGAACCACCTCCACCACCTATAGCGTATTGAATATGAATTGCATTGTATCCGGTTGGAACACTAAATGTAGAAGAACCAGAAGTTAATTCAACAAACGAAGTTGCTGCAATACCTCCTCCACTGGAACCTATTAATAAACTATAATGGGTCATAGTTTTTACCTATGTTAAAAGTCCGCCAGTAATTACAAATGTATTAGTTCCTACACAAAGAATAGTTGCAACTCCTCTAGTTGCTAGAGTTCTATCTGCATCTGTTCCATCGGTTACCCAATACATAGTGACACTAGAACGATTTATTGAAATATCACTAGCAGTGTTGTTATAAATTGAAATAGTTTGACCTGTTGAAAAAATTCCTGCTGGAAGCGTTATTGTATCTGAAGCAATAATAACTTTTCCATGGTCACTAGCTACTAAAGTATAAGGGGACGCTTGAGTATTTGCAGGTACTGTTCTTACTTCACCTAGTTGATCAATCATGTTTCCAGCAGTTGTTGTAATATTATTTGCTGCTGTAACATTATCACTAATGGTAATACCACTTACATTTGTGTTATTGGTTACTGTAAGATTACTGGTGTAAATAGTGTTTGTAGTAATATCTCCGGTAATTAAACTACCAGTTGATGTAATTCCTTCTTCAATATTAGTTCCATCAGAATATAAAATTTTCTTCCCTTTGTCTGTTGCAGACCAAGTTATTCCTGTCCCTGAACTTGTCTTAAAAGTTACTGTATGTGCTCCAACGGTAGCATTTTCTACAATATAAGTTTTTTCAATTGAATCAGGAATAGTTACGTTTACATTACCAGAAATTGCACCGGTTAGTTTTAATACTTGATTTTTACCATCGGATAATGCTCCGTTTGAAAAAGTTAAAGTAGCGCCTGATGCAGAATTAATTGCAGCATAACCACCTATTGCTTGCTCAAGAATCAATAAATTAGTATTAGTAATTTGACCCCAAGTTCCTGAATTTTCTCCAGTTTGTTGTACTGTTAGTTTTAAATTTGCTGATGTAGTATTTGCCATATTTTAGATTCCTTAAATTATCACATACTATTAAATTTATGCAGCAGTGTCAACTTCTGTCCATACTGGTTTTGTTCCCGTATCTACATTAGTATAAGTAGAAGAAGCGCCTGTACCTACATTATTCCAAGTAGTTCCTACTCCAGGGTCAACTGGAATCCATATTAGTGTTCTTGCATTACCTTGTGCAACCGACATTTCAATTCCGGTTGGTCTAGCAATAGAATCTGTGGCTGTAGCCGTTCCTTCCTGCATGGTCATTTCTTGACCAGTTACATCAATAAAGCTAACTGCATCTAATACTGCTGTTCCAAGATTTGAAGTTAAAGCATTTCCAGTTAAATCAACATTTGCATCTCCTGTAACTGTTGGAGCATTTTCCTGCATAGCCAATTCAATGCCTGTTGGAATTACATTAGCATTAGCAGTAGTTGTAACACTTCCTTCTGCTATAGATAATATTTCACCTGTTACACTTGTATTAGCATCAGCTGAAATAGTAATATTACCTGTTTGAATAAATCTAGAGTTTTGTGAAGCAAAAGGTAATTCAGAAAATGCTTTTAAAGTGTCTTGAACAGAAATTGTATTTGAAATAGTTAATTCTTCACCAGTAAGTTCTACATTACCTGTTCCAATAACAACCGTTCCAATAGATAAAGACGCACTTATACCTATACCGGTAACGGATGCATCTGGAGAAGGATCTACTATTCCTTCTTCTGCAGTCATTGCTTCACCAGAAACTGTAGCAAATGTATTTGCGTCTAAAACTGCAGTCCCAAGAGTTGATGTTATCGATTGACCGGTAACTGGAACATTAGCAGTTCCAGTAATTGAAACAGAATTTGAATTAGTTGTTAAATCTATTCCTGTTGGAATAACTATAACTCCTGCAAAAATACTTACATCACCTTGAGCAACTGTTAAAGGTTGCCCTGTAACATTTACAGGGGTATTTAAATCTACTGTAACACTACCTTGATTGGTATTAATATTTTGACCATTGGCATTAGCTATACCCCCACCTAAAGAGGCAAAAGCTGTTTCAGAAAATGCGCTAATACCGTATGACATAAAAACCTATAATTATTAAAATTAAATTATAACTTGTTTTTATATGGATATAAAGAATAAAACCTCTATACCTAAATATAGAGGTTTATTGAAATTTAATTATTTTTAGAAGATTTTTGTTTTTTCTTTTCTTCTTCTTTAGGTAATTCTTGTTTTAAAACATTGTTATAGTGTTGTTTTAAAATTTGAAGATCTGAAAATTCTGCAGAAAGTTGACTTTCTTTAATAGATATATTTTCTAATCTTGCAAGGCAAACTTTACCATTATCCGATAGTTTATCACTATCGTACTCTTTATCATCAAATTTAAACTGCATGTTTAACTCCTATTATGCAATGTATGAATTGCCAGATTGAATAGCTGAATTAACTGCTGTCATGTCTTCATTAGTCCAATAGTCTTTAGCGACCATCAGTTCTAGATGCTCAACATTTCTTTTAACGCAGTCTTTTTTATCTTCATCAGATTCACCTGCCATTTTAGAACCATCAATAATACCATTGATTAATTCTACAGAATGACCCATAGCTGTATAGTCTTGCGCTATTGATTCTGCACTTCTTACTTCTTCTTCCATATTTATCTCCTATTCTGTTGCACAAGCAACATGTTTATTTTTACCAAGTTTCTTAAAATTATCAATAACTATCTTAGGTTCTACCATATTGTTCCTTGGATCGCTATCAATAAATTTAGATTCGTTCCATCT